TATTCAGATCAGCTTGTGGACAGACGAGCGTGGCTTGTTGATCGCAGCTAAACCCAAGAAATTGGTTGTTCCTTCTTCATTGCAATTCGTTGCTACCCGCTTGCTCGAAACGGAACTCCGTGTCGGTACAGCTGATAACGACATCAACGCAATTAAGAACAACGGTTCAATTGCTGAAGGTTACTGTGTAAACCACTTCTTGACCGATACTAACGCTTGGTTCTTGACCACAGACGTTCCTAACGGCATGAAGCACTTTGTTCGTTCACCCTTGGCTAACTCCATGGACGGCGACTTCGATACAGGTAACGTTCGTTACAAGTCTCGCGAGCGTTATTCTTTTGGTTGGTCAGATCCATTGGGTATGTTCGGCTCTGCTGGTGCTTAATCAGCGGTAAAGAAAAAGGGGGCTTCGGCTCCCTTTTTTGTTGCATTGTTTTTATTTGAGTGGTATAAACATATTAATCCGGGCTTATCCGGTGCATTAGACAGTCCCGGCTGACGACATACAGACTGATGCACTTAACTTGTATGTAAGGAAAAATCATGGCAAATACCACGTTTAACGGCCCAGTTCGTTCTGAAAACGGCTTTCAAGACATTTCTATTAACGCAACAACTGGCGCAGTTACAGTTGACGCTACGTTTGGTGCTACCACTAGCGTAACTACTTTGGCTGCTACAACTGTAACAGCCACAAATCTGGTTTTCACAGATCAGAATCACCCCACAACCGCCGCTATCAACGCAACGGCTACAGCCACCGCAGCAGAAGTTGCTACAGGCTACATCACTTCTACTTCTGCTTCCCCAACTACTATTACTTTGCCTACTGGCACTTTGTTGGGCGCGGCCTTGGGTGCTACTGCTGGCACTACGCTAGACTTGTTTGTTGACAACACCGCTGGCGCATCAACTGTGACTATCGCTGTTGCTACAAACGGTATTTTGTCTGCCGCTGCAGCCGCTGGCTCTGGTGCTGGTGCAGGTCTGTTGACCGTTGCTAACGGCGTGACCGGCATTGGTTGCTTCCGCATCATGTTCTCTAGCGCCACTGCATACGTGTTCTCTCGTATCGCTTAATCAACCCAAGGGGCTTCGGCCCCTTTTTTAAGGAGATTAATTATGATGCAGACAGACGTAAAAGCCGTTCATTTAGAAGCGACTGGCACTGCGGTTCCCTACCGCACCCGAGTGCGGGGCTATCAATTCTTGACTGGCGGCACTGCTGGTGACATTATTTTTCGTGACGGTGGTTCTGGCGGCCCCATAACTTTGCAATTTAATATTGCTGTTTCACCAACAAATCCGCTATCGTTTACGATTCCCGGAGAAGGCGTTTTGTTTAGTACAGATGTCCATATAACTTTGCCTACCAGCGCAAAAATTACGGTGTTCTATGGCTAAGAGTCCAGCATGGCAGAGGAAAGAGGGAAAGAGTCCAACTGGTGGCTTGAATGCCAAGGGACGCGCCTCCGCCAAAAAGCAAGGCATGAATTTGAAACCTCCCCAGCCGGAAGGCGGCTCCCGCAAGGACGCTTTCTGTGCGAGGATGGGCGGCATGAAGAAGAAGTTAACCAGCGAAAAGACCGCAAAAGATCCGGATTCACGCATCAATAAAGCGTTGAAGAAATGGAAATGCTAGATTTAAACACAGCATGGTCAGCAGTCTTATCTTTGGTGATTGGATTGCTGGGATACATGATGAATGAAAAGTTCAGGGAGCTGGCTCGCGTCACCATCCTGTTGAACAAAACCCGTGAGGAGGTTGCCCGTGATAACGTTACTCAAGCAGAAGTGGATCGCATTACGAACCACATTGACCAGCGCTTTAACAAGCTTGAAGCAAAGATTGACCAGCTTATTCAAGCGGGGCGATAATGCCAAGCAAGAGTAAAGCTCAACGAAATTTCATGGCGGCGGTGGCTCATAACCCAGCGTTTGCCAAGAAAGCAGGCGTCCCACAGTCTGTGGGTAAAGATTTTAATGAGGCCGACAAAGGCCGTAAATTTGCAAGAGGTGGTGACACTATGGCTAAAAAAAGTTCTGAACTTGATGATGACGTTGCTACGGTAAAGCGCGCTTTGTATAAACAACCCGGCGATGCAGCGCTTTACAGTCGTGAACGTGGACTTAGTCCCGGTATGGCGCGCCGCCGTCTTGATGACCGTGGCGTTGATGTTCGCGCTTTAGTGGCTAATGAGCAAAATCCAGATGATCTTGGTAACTTTAAAAAAGGTGGCAACGTGAAAAAAATGAATATGGGCGGATATGCAGGTGGCGGTATGCCAATGGTCATGAAAGATGGCCAAAAAGTTCCAGCTTTTGCGGCTGACGGTAAAGGCAAAATGGCCAAAGGCGGCATGGCTAAAGCAGACATGAAGCAAGACAAAGCCATGATGCAGAAGGCCGTGAATAAACACGAAGGCCGTTTGCACAAAGGTTCAACCATGACCAAGCTGGCCAAAGGTGGATTTACAAAGTCTGCTAATGGCATTGCCCAGCGCGGCCTGACCAAAGGCAAACAGATTGCCATGAAAAATGGCGGAAAGTGCTAAATCATGCCAATGACGCCTGAAGCTGCAAAGCAATACAAGCCTCGCCGTACACCTGGGTCTATGGATGAAGTTATTACTCCAGAAACACGGGCCAAAATGGAAGAGGCAAAACGTGATGTAGAGGATGAAAAAACTCGCGCCAAAATTAAAGCCATGGGTTTTGCAGGCGGCGGCAAGGTTTCTTCGGCATCTAAGCGCGCTGATGGTTGTGCTGTTAAAGGTAAAACCAAGGGCACGATAGTTTCCATGCGTAACGGCGGGATGTGCTGATATGGCAACCGTAAAACCAGCTGCTAAAGTAGTTAAGTCTTTAAAGAAGGCTGGGTTTTACGGCGCCAGCAAGCCCAAGCGTTTGGGTATTATTAACAAAGTTACGACTAAACCTCAACGGATAGAAATGGTTGATAAATTGTTTCTAGCCAAGAAAGCTAAAGGTAATCCTAAATGATGGCAAGCCGTGGAATGGGTGCTATGCGCGCCTCAAAAATGCCCAAAGGTGTACGCAAAGAGCGTAGGGATGACACTGACTTTACCGAGTACGCTGATGGTGGGCCTGTTGGCTTGTATGCCAACATTAACGCCAAGAGAAAACGTATCGCGGCTGGTTCTAAAGAGAAGATGCGTAAGCCCGGCTCCAAGGGTGCGCCTACAGCTCAAGCATTCATTAACTCTGCTAAGACTGCCAAGAAATGACCACTACAGGAACCACCGCCTTTAACATGGAGTTCACCGAGCTCGCTGAAGAGGCGTGGGAGAGAGCTGGCCGTGAGATGCGTACAGGTTATGACCTACGCACAGCGCGCCGTTCTCTTAACCTGATGACTATTGAGTGGGCTAATCGCGGTATCAATATGTGGACGATTGAGACGGGGACAATTACTCTGACTCCGGGACTGGCTACATACGCTTTGCCTTTAGATACGATTGACTTGTTAGATCATGTGATCAGAACGCAAGCAAACAACTCTTCAACTCAGGCAGACTTGAGTATTACGCGCATCAGCGTTTCTACTTATGCAACGATCCCTAACAAGTTGGTTCAAGGCAGGCCGATCCAAGTCTGGATTCAGCGTCTTTCTGGTGAAACTAATCCCACTGACATTGTACTTAGTGGCAACATCACATCGACCGATACATCAATCACGCTTAGTTCGGTGGTTGGACTAGCTGGGTCTGGATACATTCGTTTGGGCACTGAAGACATTTACTACACTTATATCAGTGGTAATGTTCTGGGCGGCGTATTCCGTGGCCAAAACAATACAACAGCTGCTGCACAAACAGATGGAACTGCGGTGTTTGTGCCCCAGTTGCCCGCTGTAACGGTGTGGCCTACGCCTGATAACTCACAGCAGTACCAGTTTGTGTACTACAGAATGCGCCGCATCCAAGACGCTGGCGCTGGTATACAGACATCCGATATGAATTTCCGCTTTCTGCCATGCGTAGTGGCCGGATTAGCCTACTACATAGCCATGAAGGTGCCTGAACTGCAGGGCCGCCTGGATATGCTTAAGCGGGTCTATGACGAACAATATACTTTGGCGGCTCAAGAAGATCGCGAGAAGGCTACATTGAGGTTGGTGCCTCGTATAGCGTTCATTGGTGGTGGTACTTAATGGCAACACCGTTTGCATCCGGTAAATATGCTATTGCCGAATGTGATCGGTGTGGGCAGCGTTACAAGTTAAAGCAGTTAAAGATGGAGGTTATCAAGACCAAGCTTTATCAGCTAAAGGTTTGTGAAGCTTGCTGGGATCCAGATCAGCCGCAGTTGCAGCTGGGTATGTATCCTGTTTATGATCCACAGGCTTTGTATCAGCCACGGCCAGACACAACGTATGTGACGGCGGGTTTGAATGCAGCAGGTAATTTGACTGGTGGCTCACGGGACATCCAGTGGGGTTGGAATCCGGTTGGTGGAGCTAGTGGTTTTGATGAATATTTAACACCTAACTACTTGGTTGCAACGGCATTTGTTGGTACAGTAACGATAACAGTTTCATAGGAGCTAAACATGGCATACACACGATCAGCAGACGGAGTCGCTAAAAAAGGTAAGACTGATGTTCACATCTTCCCTAACAGCGGTCATTCTGTCAAAGAAACAAAGGGCGGAACAGGTAAGGGTAAGGGTAAAACCAACTCTGACATGAAGACTATGGGTCGTAATTTGGCAAAGATTGCCGCACAGAAGCGAGGCTAACATGGCTAAATACAGCAAGATGATGATGGGCAAAGAAGTTGGCGATGCCAAAGTCTACGCTCCTCCGCACACAATGAAGGGCGAGAAAGTCGCTGCTAAAGAAAATCCTGGCTCTGGTAAAAACTTGAGCCGTGCTGAT